AGAAATACCTTTTAAATGGCGAGTTCAAAGTGCTAATCAATACGGTGCAAGTTGTGTTGCTTATATTGATAGCCGACAAGTACAAGACTTACTAGACGAGGTTTGTGGTGCTGAAAATTGGCATTGTAAATTTGAAGAGCATAAAGGTAATTTGTTTTGTAGTATAGGAATTAGAGATGAGGAAGAGGCTTATAACAATGAGTGGGTTTGGAAGTCCGATTGTGGAACTGAAAGCAATGTAGAGAAACAAAAAGGTGAGGCTAGTGATGCTTTTAAACGTGCTGCGGTTATGTGGGGAATAGGTCGTTTCTTATATTCTAAAAAGATAGTCAAACTGCCTGTTAAGCAAAACCAAAGCGGTAAATGGATACCTTACTCAGATAAAACAGGTAAATTTGTTTACGATGCAGATATTATAACTAAATGGTGTAACGCTTTACAATAATGCAAGAAACACTTAACAAAACAAGTGAGTTAATAGCACGTTATAGAAGCGGTGAATGGCTAACAGTAGACAAACTAAGAGAACTACTAAGAGAATTATCTATTTGCCACTATGAGTTAACATCTGTTAATATAGACGCTTATAACGATTGGACTGCTATAATCTACAATAGAGATAAAAACGTTAGCGTTGCTTCTGCAAAGGTTAAAGCAGATTTTGAATGCCCAGAGTTAAGGATGAGTAGAAAGCTCTTAGAAAGCGTTAAAAACGTTTTAATGAGCATACAACAAGAGTTATCAATAATAAAGAAAGATTAATTAAAACAATTTTTATAACATGGAAATAAATGTATTAGAATTTTTAACAAAAGAGCATAAAGTTAAAATTGCTAAAAAAATAGATGAAGCTATTGACAAAATCAATACTAATAAATTAGCTAAACAAATTGAAAACGATTTATCAGAGCATAATTTTGGCGATTATATTTTTGAGGAAATAGATTTATCAAAAATAACAAGTAAATTAGAAGATAAAATAAAAGAATCAATTTTTAACAAATAAAACATGAGTACATTTAACGGAAAGATTACAGAAATTTCAGAAATTAGAACAGGCGAAAGCAACGGAAAAGAATGGGCGTCGCTAGAATTCGAGGTTACAGAATTAAATCCTCAAAATCCTAACTATCCTCAAATTGGTTTGTTCGGGTATTTTAAAAACGGTGAATACGCAAAATACGCTAAAGAGTTTAACAACAATTTTAAAGTAGGTGACGAAGTAACAGTTGACTATAATTTAAAGTGTATTGAATACGACAAGAAAGACGGAAGCGGAAAAGGTAAGTTTTATAAGACCGAAGCGTGGAAAGTTCAGAAACTAGAAAGCGCACCTTCTGAAATACCGCAACCACCATTTGAGCCAGTTACTGATTTGAATGATGCAGAAGAAGACGACCTTCCATTCTGATAATCAATAAGTTATGAAACCAACTTACAGCACATCCACAGGTGAACGTTACACAACGCAACAAATAGAGCAGAAAATGCGTAAAACTAAGGCTCTTAAATTAGAATTACAGTTTATCGAACACGGCTATAATTTTTGCGAACAATGTAAACGTAACGATTGCAAACCTTTAGACTGCTCTCACGATATTAGTGTAAAAGAAGCTAAAGAAAGTGGACGTGCTGAACTTTGTTGGGATTTAGATAACCTTACTATACTCGGTCGCAAACATCATCAAATAAAAGATGGTTTAAATTTGCAATTCAATAAATAATTTAATAACTTTGGTATTTAAATGACATATTATGAAAATAATAAAAGATTTAGGTATTGAAGAAACAAAATCTGGACACAGAAAAAGATTTGTAATAGCCGAATGTGGTTGTGGTAAAAATTTTAAAGTAGCTCTAAATGCTATAAAAACAAAAAACACTAAAAGTTGTGGTTGTGGGATACATAGACCTAAACCAATGACGTCTTATAGTCAATATTGGGTTTTTAACGACATGAAAAGACGTTGTTATGACACTAAAAGAGAATATTTTCATCTTTACGGTGGAAGAGGTATTAAGGTTTGTGAAGAGTGGTTAAAAAACCCTATGTCTTTTATTGAATGGAGTGAAGAAAACGGATATAAAAAAGGTTTATATATTGATAGAATTAATCCAGACGGCAATTATGAACCTAAGAACTGTAGATTTGTTGATTCAAGAATTAACGCTACAAACACTAGATTATTAAGCTTTAACAATAAAAGTGGATATAGAGGTGTTTCTAAACATATTAAAAGAAACGGTGATATTAAATGGCGTTCTAGAATATCTGTTAATAATAAGTTGCTAAGCTTAGGTATTTACAACACTAGAAAAGAAGCTGCTATCGCTTATGATACATATGTTATATCTAATAATCTAGAACATCCTACTAATATATTAAGAAAGACAAATTAAATATCCAATGGAAATAAAACTAGACGTTAAACCGCTTTCAGTTAATCAATGTTGGCAAGGTCGACGTTACAAAACAAAGGCTTATAAGCAATATGAAAAGGCTTTACTTATATTGTTACCAGAAAACGATTTAAGTCACTTAGAAAGCATTAAAATAGATATTGAGTTTGGTTTTAGCAATAAGACTAGCGACATTGACAATCCTTTGAAGCCTATATTAGATATTATGCAAAAAAAGTACGGTTTTAATGATAGGGATGTTTACGAATTAAACGTTAAAAAAAGCCTAACTAAGAAAAAAGAAGAATTTATAAAAATAAACATTACATGATAACAAAAGAAGACCAAATAAAAGTTGGTAAGATATTCTGTTTAACTTCATTATTAATTGAAGAGATAGACGATCCAGTAAGAACACCGACAAAAGAAACTAAAGCTATACAAGATAAAGCAAGGGAACTTCAACAGATGTTAGAGCCTGTTTTAGAGCGTTTTTACGACAACGAGAACGTAACTAAAAGCACTTTCTTTACAGACTTACAGAATAGAATTAATTTTATTTTTAACAAATGTTATAGTAAATTGAAGTTATGATATTAAAAGAAAAAGAGGTTGAAATACTTAACGTTATGTGTAATGACATAAGGATAAAAGACATAGGTTACATAGTTAATTTATCCACTTCAAGCGTTGAGAAGATACTAAATAAACTAAGAGAAGAAAACGACATTAACACTAATCATGGGCTTGTAGCTCAGTATTTAATGGATAAAAATGAGTAACCAAACAAGAATATGCGATTGCGAAAAGAATATAGGACAATGTAATTGCGACACAATAGTAGAAAGCGTTATAAACCAGTATAAACAACGCTCAGAAGTAGGAATAAAGAAATACGGTGTAACACTAGATAGAACTGATTTAAGTTTGTTAGATTGGGTACAACATCTTCAAGAAGAACTATTTGATGCTACTTTATATTTAGAAAAAATTAAAAAAGAGTTGCGAGATTTAAAATAGTTTCTTATCTTGCGGTCACGATAGTGGTGCATCGTATAACATAAAGACATTAATATAAAAGGTTTTACTTAGTAGGCGCACCACTATAGCTGAACGGTAAAACCTTTTTTAATTTAATTTATTTACATTATGAAAATAGAATTTGAAAGTTACGACGACGACGTTAACATGCAAACAATTAGTTTTAATGTTAGAGAGAATAACTCTATGTATATTGAAATTAATAACTATAATGATGAGCATAGCATAGTTAAATTATCTTGGTTTGAATTAAAGCCTAAGCAACTAACTCAAATAATAGGTTCTTTGCTTCATCTACAATCTAAAATTAAAAATAAGTAGATTAATGGCTAAAAGGTTTACAGATACAGATAAATATAAAAAGCCTTTTATAAGAGGCTTAAATGGGGCTTATAAACTTCTTTGGGATTATTTATATCACGATTGCAATCATGCAGGTATTTGGATAGTGGATTTTGATATAGCTCAAATATATCTAGGTAGTGATATGCTAGTAAATAAAGAAGATGCTTTAAAGTATTTTAACAAAGATGAAGAACGTGTTATCGAGTTTGAAAAAGGCAAGTGGTTTATACCTTCTTTTATAGATTTTCAATACGGCGAATTGAATCAAAAAAACAGAGCGCATAACTCAGTTATTAACATTTTATCTAAAAATAATTTAATCAGTAATAAGGGGCTTATAAGGGGCTTATATGACCCTAAGGATAAAGATAAGGTTAAAGATAAAGATAAAGACAAATTATTTAACTCTGAAAAAGCATTTGATTTGTTGGTTGAAAATAACACAACAGAGTTTGAAGCCTTTTTAATGCAAAATAAAAAATCAGTTAACGATTGGGATAAAATGGTTAATTCATTTAATGATAAAATGGATTTAGAAATAGCTCAAAATAAAATAGAATTTAAGGTTGAGCAACTATTACCAAGATTAAGTAATTTTTGCAGAAATTGGATAAGTAACCAAACAACGGTTAAAAAAGCATCAGGACCAACTTCAAATATGGCATTTTAATTATGAATAAATTTATCGACTGGAATATATTAGAATTTAAAAAGACAAAAGGCAAAGAAAAAGTTTCTTGCCCTACTTGCCAAGCTGATAAATTTCGTAAAGGTGATAAATCTATTCAGGTTAATCATAATGAAGGATATGGTAAATGTTTTAGATGCGAAAGTCTTACTTTTCGTAAAGATGAAGATGATACTTTAGAATACAAAGAAGTTAATCAAAAAGACTTTAAACAAATAAAAGATAATACTAAATGGTTAGAGTATGTTAAATCTCGTGGTATATCTGAAAGCACGTTAAGTAAGTTATATGTTACTTTTGACGAATACTGGCAACCTGCAATAGGTAAGAAAGTAGATAACATAGTTTTTAATTACTATGAAGGCTCTAAACTTGTAAATAAGAAATTCAGAAGTAGTAATAAGAAATTTACGCAAACAGTAGAAAGCAAACCTATATTTTATAATATTAATTCTGTTATAGGTCAAGATACTGTTTACATAGTTGAAGGCGAATTTGATGTTTTAGCAATGGTAGAGGCTGGATTTAATAATACTATTTCAGTTCCGAATGGTGCAAACGACAATGACAACTACTGGAAGAATAGCGAAAAGTATCTAAAAGACGTTAAGCAATTTATTATAGCAACAGATAACGATGAAAAAGGCGAAATATTAAAAGATAAAATTGCACAGCGTTTAGGTCGTTACAGATGTAAATATGTAGAGTTTAAAGGTAAAGATGCAAACGACGATTTAATTAGTGGCGACTTAGAAAAGTCTATTAAAAACGCTTATTCATTTCCTGTTAGTGGAACTTTTACAGCTAAAGACCTTAGAGCTGGTGTAAATAATCTTTATCATAACGGTTTACCAGATACAATTTACCCTAAACACGAATGCTTTGGTAATTTAAAAAACATCTTTAGCGTAATGCGTGGTCAGGTTGTTTTGCCTACTGGTATTCCTTCACATGGTAAATCTACTTTTACAGATTGGTATGTTCTTAATTTAATAAAAGATTATGACATGAAGGCTAGTTGGTACACACCAGAGCATACACCAATGGATTTATACGAAACCGAACTAATACAAAAGGTTTTAGGACGTAATTTTTGGAAGGACAAAGAAGGTCAAAAAAGATTAACACAAGAAGAAATAGACACTTACGACGAATGGGCTAATGAAAGAATATATTTAACTGATTGTGGTGAAAATGAAGTACCAACATGGACTTGGCTATTAGATAAATTTAAAGAGCAAATGTATAGTTTTGGTGTGGATATATTTGTTATTGATGCTTTTAACAAAGTTATACTTCCAAAAGGTAATAAGATTGAAGAAATAAACACAGTATTAACTAAATTAACTCATTTCGCACGTGCTAACAATGTAATTATATTTTTAATTGCTCACCCTACTAAGATGAAGAAAACAGAGTCAGGTGTTTACGAAGCACCAACGTTATACGATGTTTCTGGTAGTTCTGATTTTAGAAATCAAGTACATTGCGGTTATACTATTTATAGATACTTTGATGATAATCCAAGAACTGAATTTATTAATCTAAAAACAAAATATTCATTTCAAGGTGAAATAGGCGCAAGAGAAGATTTTTACTATTGTGGTGTTAACGGTAGATTAGTAAGTCAAGATACTATAAACCCTTGCTTTAATCTAATAACTGGTGACGAGCCTAAAAAAGAAGAAATAAAAGTACCATTAATAACCCCAGATGATGCGTTCGGCGCACCAGATGAAGAAATTCCTTTCTGATATGAAACTAGCATCACTAATAGAAGTTAACAGATACCTAGAAGAAAAAGGATATGAGTTAACCGCAGATAAAAATAAAAACGGTATGTATAGATGTGATATTTACAAAGACGGACAATTTGTAAGAGAAGCAAAAAATGAATACCTTACATGGGAAGAAGCGCAAGAACAAACTGCAATAGATATGTTTAACTGGTTTATAAAACAACAATAAAATGACAATAGAAGAAATATTTAAATTAGTAGAAGAAAAAACAGACGTTAAAATTAACGATAAAACAAGAAAAAGAAAAGAAACAGAAATCAGGTACATGGCTTTTTATTTAGCTTATGTATATGCTGACGGTTATAATACAGACTTTGTAATAGCAGATAAAACAATCTTCGACAGATGTACTATTTATAGAGCTATAAATGTTTTTCCAGATTATTTAATGCAGAATGAGAAATTAAAAACAATTTATTATGAATTAAAAGTTATATGTTCAGATAATCAAAAAAAAATAAACAAGGAATTAATAGAACTTGATAAGGATATGATTAAAAGGAAGTATTTAAATCTAAAACAAAAGTATTTAAACCTTAATAACAAATATGTTAACTTAAGTAATAAATTAAAAACGCTTGGTAATTAGATGTAATAGCTGTATATTTATTTACGGTTTAAAAAGTGATTTACGTCACTTGCAAAATGACCTTCAACGTATCGCAGATATGAGTAGTTTATTTACGGATTAATAAAAACTTAAAATAATGACAAGAGAAGAAATTAAAAAACAATGGGAATTAGAATTTGGTGTTAAATATGAAGATTACCAAAGAGCGAACGTTTATACAGCAGTAGATATATTGGACTTTGCAGAAAGTATAGTGAATAAATTACTTATATCTGGTGTTAGCAATAACGAAGTGGCGTTAAAGGCTTTTATTGAGGAATATGTAGAAGCGTTTGAAGATGGGCAAGGAAGCGACACAGCACTTTATAGACAAGCTAAAAGCCTTTTATGATTGCTAACTTTACTTGTATATGAATAGTACGTATAAATAAATAGTAAATTTGGATTAATAATTAAATATAATAAAAATGGAAAAAGTAAGGACAAAAAAAGTAAGTAAGTATTTTTTATATACGTTGTTATGTGTATGTTGTTTTGTGGTGGTTTATGCTATCGGTTGGCTTATAAGCTTAGACCCTTTGTGGTTTGTTGAAATGACAACAAATGCTACAGGTCGTGGCGCATTGCTAATGGTTGGGGTGTTAACAATTGTTTTATGTTATGTAACAAGTTTGCTATTTGAAATTGAATAGCAAAATAATTACACATAACTCGCAACGTATATGCCTCGTGGATGCGTAGCATACACAGTAGAGGCTATGGCTACGTATCTATTAGGTATATACATTGTTGGTGGTGCGTTTTGTAAGCGTACTCGTTTAACTTAATAAATAATAAATGACCTTAGTTGATGTGTAGACATACGTTGCGAGTTGAAGGTCATTGAGCAAAAAAAGTGAAATATTTAAAAATTATGTGTTGTACAATAATATTATTAATAGTATTTATTATTTGGATAAAACCTATAATAGATGATTGGGAAGATAGAAATTTTTAATTGTTTCTTTTTGCGTTGCTTGCACAATGACCTTCAACGGGATGCAGCTATGAGCAGTATCCCGAAGGGTATTGCTTATAGGTGCTGTTGTGTGTCTGTGGGCGGTGATTTAGCACTAAACTTCATTTGGAATACTGAACCAAAAAAGAAAAAAGGGAAGGGGAAAACTTTACAGAGTACCCAATCAAATAAATCTAATACAATGAAAGTATTAACGGAAGGTCATAAGTACCAATTAAGCGGATTTGAGAACGCTGAAAACACTCAAGAAATTCAATTCATTGAGAAAACGCCAATTGAAGGCACAACCGAATTGAAAACGGTAAATGATGGAACAACCAACGAGGAACTTCTTGAAGTCTTAATTGACCGAATGAACTACTTACAAGGAAAATTCCCTTGCCGTGAAAACGCAATTGTAATTACCAAACTTCAAGAATCTTTGATGTGGCTCGAAAAGAGAACCGCAGATAGAAAGAAACGAAATGTTGAGGGGAAGCAATTAGCTTAATGGTTATGTGAGCGTGGGCTTTTTCTTTTTTGATTATTAGCAGAAATGTTGATTTGAAAAACGGAATTAGCCCATTGCACACAACGCAACCTGTGTATGGCGACGGATGGCGCAGCCATACGAGAGAGCCATAAATGCGCCATCTGCGCTATACACATTGTTATGTCTACGTTGACTAGCGGTAAGAACAAAATAAAATAAATATTAACAAACCACTGCCAGATGGTCGTATCTACAGGTTGCGTTATGGCTAATTGAGCAGACAAAGGAATAATTAAAATGGAAAAATTAACAAACTACGTCGTAGACCATTTTGGTCAATTACATTATAAAAGCTCTGTACTTGATAATAAGATATATCCTGTGTATGGCATAGGTCGTTATGGTCTACTTCACGGAAAAAAAGCTGATAAAAACAAAGTTGATTATTATGAACTATGATTTTAATTATTTGGATGCGTCCGATAGGCAATTAGCCTACAACGGTGTGGGTATGGTTAGAAAATTTAACGATTAAATAAAAGAAAATGATTAAAGTAAAAAAGTTATCAGAAGATTTAAAGATTAACTATCCAAATATGGATTATCAAATAATACTTAATGGTGAAAAACGATATTTTACAGAAAAAGCTATAATTGAACTACGGACTAAGTTAAATTTATTAACTATACCCGATGTTGTAGAGCCGAAGGGAAAGTTAGTTTGTGATAGATGTGGTTCTGATAAGTTAGAGGATTGTTGTAATAATGAATATGCTTGTGAAGATTGCGGACATTTCCCCATCACAAACTAATTCTCTACAACTGACACGTATATGAGCCGTTGGATATGTCTAAAACTTAATAAATTAGACAAAGTTAGACATTATTTAGACGAACTTTTAGACGAACAATGACCTAAAATGGCTTATATACATTGTTAACTACTGTTATTTTGAGCGTTGGCAAATGGCGATAGCCAAATATTTACAAAGTTTTTGAATTATTTTACTTTTTTATTTGTGTATATCGTATATATGTTATATATTTGTATCAGTTAAGAACAACAAAAAACAAATATTATGGAAACTGTAAAAAACATTTTAAGAAGCGGATTAGCAAACAAAGGAAACGGATTTAAAATTACTTTATCTGAATTAGTTGAAAAATCTAAAATGGATGAAGTTGAAGTTATTATAGCTCTAAATACAATAACACAATGGAACGCATGGGATATGATAAAAGACTAAAAAATTGGAATGATGCAAAAACAAAAAAACCTGATACAGAAAAAAAGTATCGGGTTTTAATTGACTGCGATGGAATTATTAAAGAGTCAGAATGTACTTATTTTATAAATAAAAAAAGATTTCATTTTGATATGAATCATATAAATTGGAAAGTAATAAAATGGAAAAAATAAATTACACTATATTAAACATAAAATATAATTACTCTGATTTTGAAGGTGATTATGTTGCAATTACTACACAATTAGGTAGTAAGACTAATATAATAAAAATAAGTTACGAATTAGCAGTTAGTTCAGGTTTTATAAATCCTAACGCATTAAAACAATATAACATATAATAAAAACACGAAATAATGGATGATAATATAAAATATATGCTAGAACAATTAGGTAAGCAAAAAACTGAAAGAGATAGACAACTATGTTTATTTAATTGGATTAAGTGCGGAACAATAGGATTTAAAGAACATCAAGAGTTAATTAAGTATTTGGTTATACCTAATGATAAAGCACTTACATTTAGATTTAGTGATTGGATAAAAATAAAAGAAGAGTTACCGCCTTTTGATGTTCAAGTACTAACATGGAATGAAGTTGATGGTATTGAGCCAGCAAAAACAGACATGCTAAAGGCTGTGGTTAAAAACAGTAAAGGCATTACCTATGAATGGTACGGAAACAGCTATCCTACACATTGGATGAAACTACCTGAAACACCTTTAGATAATTAAATTAACATGAGAAAATTAATTGATATAAAAGAAGAGGACGTGCAACCATTAAAGATATTAGCGGTTAAAGCAAACAAAGACTTAAAAAACTACATACAGGACGTATTGAGTGAGCACGTGTTGAAGGCAAAAAAATAATTGTAGTTAACGGATTTGTATATGATTAGATTTTAACGGGTTAAAAAACAGAAATTATGAATGGTAAAGTAAAAGAATTAATAGAATTGTACGAAGCAATTTTACACGGTACAAATAAAAGCATTGGATTATTTGACTGCTATGACACTTATTACTCTGGGTGTTGGGATGAGGAACTAAAGAAAGTGGAAAATTTGAAACAAGAATTAGTTAAAAATTAATTATATACATAGTTGTGTGCCGAAAGGCTTGTAGTATTGTTGGTAGCAACGCAATTACGCTTTAAATAAGGAACTGGCTTAAGACAGATATTTAATTGTAAACAAATAGACTTAGCCAACAATATTACACACAACGAATGGTAATATGGTTAAGCGATAGCGACCCGATAGGGTTAACTATATTACGTGTTGTACACTGTATGGCGACTTAACAGAACGAAACTTAGACCGAAGCACAGAACTTAGTATTTATTTTTTTGTGCGGTGGCAAATATTAATTTGAAAAATTAAAACTTATGAAATACTTAGGAAGTAAAAACAGAATTGCAAAGCATATACTACCAATAATGCTTGAATACAGAACACCTGAAATGACTTGGGTTGAGCCTTTTGTTGGTGGGGCTAATATGATTGATAAGGTTGAAGGTAAAAGAATAGGTGCAGACCTAAATGAATACCTGATTGAAGCACTAATATTGATTAGGGATAACCCCGAAAAAATACCTGACTTAATAACAGAGGATGACTACCAAAAACTAAAGCAAGAAATGAAAGTTGATGGACTTACAGGATTTACTGGATTTGCAATGAGTTTTGGTGGTAAATTTTTTGGTGGATACAGAAGAGATGTAGCTGGAACAAAAGGCTGCATTGAAAATATGAAAACGCAGACCCGAAGAAGTAAACAAAACGCCATTAAACAAAGTAAGAACTTAAAAGGTGTGAAACTTATTAATTGTAGCTATGATGAACTGCCACTGAATAGTGATAACTGTTTGATTTATTGTGACCCACCATACGAAGGAACTACAAGCTACCGAGATGGGTTTGACCACACTAAATTCTGGAACTGGTGCAGAGAAATGAGTGATAGAGGACACATTGTTTTTATTAGTGAATACAACGCACCTAATGACTTTAAATGTGTATGGCAAAAAGAGGTAGCTACCACAATAAGTAAACAGAAAGGAAAGAAGGATATTGAAAAACTTTTTATTGCCCCATAAGGGCAAAAGAGGGAAGGAAAAAATAAATACGGTATGATTAGCACTAACCTTGATACGAGGACGGAGCTAAGCCATATTGTGTACAACGCTAACGTGTATGGTGACGTTGCGACAAATGAATTATTATGAAACAATTTAAATATTTAGGAATTAACGATATGGGAAAAACGACCACAAGTACAAAAGAGCAATGCGCTATACACAATGTTGTTGATAGTGCTTTATGGAAAGACGAAAAGCACAGCCATTTTTGGGTTGAAGATGGCGAACTATACGAAAGTTATAATACTATTAGAGGTTTACGTTATAGACACAGACTTTCTGTAAATGGCGTAGCGGATTGTGATAACTGCCCTTTGGATATGTTACTGTATATAGTAAAAGAGTACATAGAAGATTAAGCATTATCTACAACGGAATTGTGTATGGTATGTTGCGTATAAGTACACGGAAATTATCGGATTAAAAACTAAAAAAATTAATAATAACAAGCCTTTAAAATAGCAATAAGTAGCAATAGATTATACACGTTGTTATATACTGTGGCGGTTTTAAAACAAAAACATTATGAAAATTGAAATACCTAAAAAATACGAAAACGTTGAAATAAATAGCGAAAATTGGTTTATAGCCAAGAGTTCTACTGACTTAATAAAAGTACAATTACCTAAGCCTAAAAAAATATGGTGGGTAGATGGATATACCGTTTATGACACTTATTTTGAAGTAACACTTGTTGATGGTAAACAAAAACGTTAGCCATTGTATATAACTAGGATTATGTCAAATTAAACTGTTCAAAATACTGTGAATTAGATAGTTATGTAATTAATAAAACTAGATGAAATTAGTGTTTTGTAATTAAAATAATTTTTGTATATTGCAGATAATTTTTATATGGTAGGAATTTTAGAAAAAATAGCGTTAGTACAGTGTTACATGCATCACAAAAAAGATGTTGAAGTGGATATACAACCACCGTCTAATCTCAGACAAATGTTATTGTTAAACAATGCTTATAAAGTAGCTTACGAATATTTTAAGTAATGGCAGGTGCACCAAAAGAAAATAAGAACGCTGAGAAATGGACTTTGGAAGAGTCTATGAACTTTTTAAATAAAGCTATCCAAACAGCTAAAAAGAAAAGGTTTGATTTTATAGGTGAAGTAGCTCAAGAGTTAGATACTTACAGAGATATATTCACTTATTTAAAAGATAAATTCAATGAGTGTAAACCACTGTATAAGAGGTTAGAGCAAGAGTGTGAGGCAAATTGTTTTGCGCACGGAAAAAACGGCGACATAATACCAAGCCTTGCAATTGTTAACTTAAAGAGCAATCACGGTTGGACTGATAGAGTTGATAACACTTCTAAAGGCGAGGAACTAAAACAAACTACAAATATAATAAATCTAGGCGGTGGTGTAAATCCAGATTAAGTTACTGATTAAATATGTCAGAGTTTAAGTTACTTATAAAACAAGAACATGCGACCTATTACTTAAAGGATGAAACAACAACCGAGGTTCTTTATGGTGGTGCAGCTGGTGGTGGTAAAACTTCTTACGGTTGTTTGTGGTTAATTGAACAATCTCAAAAATACCCAGAGTCTAGGTGGTTAATGGGTAGGTCTAAACTAAAGACATTAAAAGAAACTACTCTTAACACCTTTTTTGATGAGGCAAAGAAACTAGGATTAACCGATCAATTCACATTTAACTCACAGTCTAACATTATTTATTGGAATAACGGAAGTCAAATAATACTTAAAGATTTATTTTTATACCCTAGTGACCCCGAATTTGATAGTTTAGGTTCTTTAGAAATTACTGGTGCTTTTATTGATGAGTGTAATCAGATAACTTACAAGGCGTGGCAGATAGTTAAATCTAGGATAAGATATAAATTAAAAGACTTTGGATTAATACCTAAACAGCTAGGAACTTGTAACCCTGCTAAGAATTGGACGTATAGAGAGTTTTACAAACCTAATAAGGAAGGAACTATAAAAGAATATAGAAAGTTCTTTCAAGCCTTACCAACTGATAACCCTTTTTTACCTCAATCTTACTTAGACTCGTTGTTAGAATTAGACAATAGTAGTAAACAAAGACTTTATTATGGTAATTGGGATTACGACGACAATCCTTATGCATTATTTGATTACAGCGATATATTAAACATATTTACTAACGAATTTGTAGAGCCAACTAATCAAATGTATTTAACAGCAGATATTGCTTACGAGGGTTCAGATTTGTTTGTTATAGGTATTTGGGACGGTTTAATACTTAGAAAGATAGTAGCTATTGATAAAATAGACGAAACAATGGTATCTAAAAAGATACATGATTTAAGGATTGAAAACAGCGTACCTTTAAGCAATGTAGTTTATGATGCAGACGGATTGAAAAGATTTGTAAGACATAGTGCAGAAAGTGGTTATCTTTACGGTGCTAATGAGTTTCATAATAACGGACGACCTATAAAAATCGAGGGTAAATTAGAAAACTTCTTTAACTTAAAAGCTCAATGTTACTATGAGTTAGCTGAGCAAGTAAAGAATAATAAGATATACATACAAGATAAGAAGTACAGAGAGCAAATAATTGAGGAATTAGAGCAGATATGTAAGCTACCTTTAACTGACGACGGAAAGATAAGACTAGAAAAAAAAGACGACTTAAAAGAGCGTTTAAGACGTTCACCAGACTTTGCCGACATGATGATGATGAGAATGTTTTTTGAACTTAAACAAGATAATTACGATATAATTTGGTAATTATTTCAAAATTTTGTATAAATTTGTAAAAATTAGGCTTAATGACTTATAAAGAGAAAGATATAATTGCTTTACTTAAACAACACTCAGAAGATACTGAACAGTGGATTAAGAACGCAAGAAAAGAACATAAGACACTTAACGCTCTTGTAACAGGTAAAGACTTCCACGAAGAGTTAATAGAGCGCATTGAACATTTAGAGAGTGCCGACCGTGCAAAAGTAAGAGAGAAATATTCTAAAGATATTAGAGATTTATTCGATAGAGTAATGAAGAAGCGACAAAATGTATTTGATGCTTCGGGTGGTTCAGAGAGTTACGATATATCAAGCGATAAAATAAAAGAAGAGTTTGAAGAATATCTATCAAGTTTTAAGTCTAACAAATCACTTTATAAATATCTTTCCGAGGCTTATTTTCAACTAACAGATATTGACCCTAACGGAATTATAATGTTAGAGTATCAAACAGAACCAGACGTTAAGTTATATCCTGTTTATAAATGCATTGATGATATAAGATACTACAAGTCTAACGGTCAATTAGTAGATTACATAGTTTTTGAACCAGAGATACACGAAGATACTTTAGTGAAAAAGTGGCGTTTTATTGATGACGCTAAGGATTACACATTTATAGAGGTTGCAGGGGAATTTACATTAGATACTGATAACACGTTTGAACATCCGTTTGGAAAGTCCCTGTATTAATTCTTTCAGAGCGTGTTAAAATAGGCTCAGAAGAACGTTATAGTCCTATCGATAAAGTTACACAGTTAGCAAAAGATTACGCAAGAGATAAGAGTGTGCTAACTATTTACAAATTTCAAAAGGGTGCGCCTCTACATTGGCGTTATGGTTCTGTTAAGTGTAAAGACTGTAACGGACTAGGTAAGACAGGTAATAATACCTGTACTACTTGCGACGGAAAAGGACAACCAAGGAAAGTAGATGTTTCAGATGTAAATTACATTCCTGTACCAAAAGAGGGGCAACCATTTATAGGCGACAAAATAGGTGGTTTTATTAGTCCAGATTTAGACACTTGGAAGCAATACAAAGAAGATTTAAGGGATGCAGAAATATTAATCGATGATACGATTTGGGGAACTGATAAAACGCATTACGACAATAAATCAAACGAAACTGCAACAGGTCGTTATATAGATGTTCAACCAATAATGAACACTTTAAACGCTTATAGTGACGTTGTTGAGTATGTATATAACACTTTAGCTAATTGGACGCTAAATTTTATCGACCAAACAAAAAACAAAGACGAAGTGGAATATACACGCTCTTTTGGTCGTAACTATATTATTGAAAGTCCAGACGTATTAACCGAAAGATACAACAAGTCTAAAGCAGGTGGGGATAACAATACAATATTAGACAAGCAATTAGAAGAGATTATATTATCTAAGTATAAATCAGACCCTATAATGCAATCTAAGATGCTTAAAAAAGCTAAAGTAGAGCCTTATGTGCATTTATCAACAAAAGAGGTGTATGATTTTTTTGGTGCTATTGAAGCTAATAAAAAAGTATTGTTTCAGAAGTTCTGGCAAGAAGCGGACAAAGACAAAAAAGTAGAACAGTTAGATAAGGAATTTAACGAGTATTTTAATAGTAATAATTTAATAACAAATGAAAGCAGCACAAAAGAGAAGGCTACTGACGAAGAACAGGGACAATGAGTTTATCAATAATGATAACTACGAGGTTCTAAGAAATCGCTCTATTATACAAGAGCAAGTAATTGAAGAGTCTGAAATGACTTATAAGGAAACAGGTATTATTTGGGTTGTAGATCAAGAAGCTACACTTGAATGGTTAGAAGCAAAGGAAGGTAAGAAACCATCTAAAAAAGAGGTTTTAGAGTATGACGGTTTAGAAATCACAGAAGATAATATCGACCAGTTTATTGAGGACAACGAAATTAGCTTAGGACGTGCAAAGTCTGTAGAAGCTAAGTTAAAGAAAGTTAAAGAATTTATTAATAAGTAATATGAAAATTAGAATTGGGAACAAAACTTTTGAGGTATCAAAAGAAGAGTTGGATGGCAATCCAGAAGAAATCACTTTAGAATTTGAAGGAACTTTAAGAACGCAAGAAGAGGAAGCAACTTTTATCGAAAACCATAAAAAGGATGCTAGGACTGAAGGTGCTGAAAAGGCAATTAGAACAAAGGCAGACGAATTAGGCTTAGAAATAGACGGAAGTAAACGAAACATCGATGATGTATTTAAAGCCTATGAAAGAAAGATTTTAGCAGATGCTAAGATTGAGCCAGAGGAAAAGTTAAAAAAGATAACCGCTACATTAGAGGAAAAGGAAACCGCTCTACAAAATGCTTTAGGTAAGATTAACGAAAAGGACAACGAGTTCAAAACATTTAAGCGTGGAATGAAGTTAGATAAGTTCTTAGAAGGCGCAATACCTGAAAAAACTTTACTACCTAGGGAAGATATGAAATTAATAATTAAAAATAAATTAAGTTTTGATTTTGATGATAATGATAATATCGTGCCTTTAGATAAAGACGGTAACGTATTAAAAGACCCTACAACAGCGAACGCACGTAACCCAAAAGATGTAGTAGATTTATTCTTTAAGGATAACCAAAACTACTTAAAAGGTGTTGAAGGTGGTGCAGGTGGCTCAGATAGCTCGAGAAAAGGAAGTAAGAAAACTTTAGATGAGTTTATTGAAGAGCAGAAAGCAAAAGATATATCTGTTAACTCAGCAGAGTTTAATACTAATCTTAACGAGCAAATTAAACAAGGATTAGTAGAGGTATGAAAATAGGTGATATAACTGTAAAAGATTTAGGTGATTTCTGTGGTAGTGAGTGTGGTGATTATAAGCCAGATTATTGTAAAACAAATCAATGTAAATCATGTGGAAATAAAGAGTTTAGACGCACTTTTTTATACAGAATATTTAATAAGAAAGAAATAAGTTATCTATCTAAGGATGGTAAATTTATAATACCTGCAATTCAGTATTCTTTATTTAATAAGGTGTTTTTTAGTCACAAATACAATAAAATATTTAGTAATTGGTTAGTATATTTTAAATCTAAATATAAAAAACACCCAATTAACACTAAGATTTATTACAAAGAGTCTGATATGATTAATAAATATGGTACTAAGTGGCAAATACCAACAAATAAGGATTGGGTAATACAATGATAGAACAATTAAAAAAATGGGGCTTTAAAACAGCCCCTACTTTAAATCAGTTTGTTAAATCAAATAAAAGCAAAACAGATATACTTAATTATACGTTGTTTTTAGATAAGATACCTAAAAGGACTGACTTTATTAACTTTGATGATGAAGGCTTTGCGTTAAACGACAATGTACCTTTGTTTAAAGGGTGGTATGCTTGCGGTGAAGCGTCAAATGATAAGATAAAAGTTGCTAGGAACGGCGATAATTTAGTATATTTCGATACGAAAGACGGTGTTATAGTTGTTAATCATACAAATATGAGCGACCAAACAACGTATAACGATTTATTTATATTTTTTGAGGGTAAGTTAGAACTTGAGTAATGATAGGATACTACACAACAGATATAACTTACGATGTAGATGTTTACTACATTTATAAATTTAAACCTAGTGACTTTTTATGATTTATAAACTGCAATTATACGTATACAACACTAAAGAAGAGGTTTTCGAGTATAGAGATTTCTATTGTGATGTTACAACGATATCGGGTTTTTATATTCCAAACGTTGAAGAAGATAACGAATTAACTATAAACATCTTTATAGGTAGTGAGTTAATCAATATAAAGCAAGAGAAACATATAACAGATTATTTGTACAATGAGTTCGTAAATAAGGCAATTGAAAAATAAATCTTAAATTTCTTGCATATATTAAATATTTTTTTATTACTTTTGTAATTATTAGACAATGTTGTGAAACATCGTAACAAAATTAACATACATTATAAGCGTATAAGCCTATATTAATTTATAGACTCATACGCTTGTTTTGTTGTTGGAACTTTCCGAAGTAGGACTACTTCAAGAATTGACCGAGCAGGTTCGCTCAAATTTAATCATTTTTTTAATTAATACTTTTAACAATGGCAAATTACACATTGGCGAATCTCGTTAAGGCTCAAATAAAAATGCAAGGCGAGTTCGCAGCAAACGACCAAAGGTTTAGAATACCAGAAGTCTTTAAATTATTCTTAATAGGTGCGGAACAGTTTTTTCCTTCCTATAAACAACTTAAAACGTCAGATACTAGAGCAGTTGAGGCTAACTATTTCGAGAGAACAGCACAAACTCTTTTAACTTCTGGACGTTCACACAACCATACTGGCGCAGGTGGCGATAGTGGGGTATTGGCTCTTAACTGGCAAACTTACTCTACTACGTTCTCTATGACATTGAAACAAGCAGACACTTCTGTTTACTCATGGCAAGAAGAGTTCGACAACGAAATTAGAAATAAAATCATTGATTTTGCAGACGGTTTAGACTCTGTAGCTTCAACGTATTTATTCTCTAATCGTTCGGGTGCTTCTGACGGTGCAGTAGCTTCTAAAGTTACTTTTAACGCTACTAACGATGTTTATGTTGTTGGTGGTGCTTACAAAGATGAAATCGGGACACTTATTAAAGTTGTTGCTGATATTAACAAGTATCAAGGGCAAGTAGTTGACGTAGTATGTGATTCTTTATTATATACTAATATGTTAAAGTTAGCTAACCAAGGCGCAGGTAACGCAACTAACACATCTTTCCAATTTGCAGGAACTAGATTTATTCACGACCCATCACTAGGTGCTAAGGCTTCTGCTTTAGATGCTACTTATGTAGAAGGATTTGCAATTGCAGTACCTAGAGGTCATGTAGCTTGTGCGGATTGGATTCCAAGACAAAACAGACAAGGCTTAGATACTAAAGAGCAAATGTACGGTGCTTTACTTAATCCAGTTGACGGATTACAGTATGCGGTACACTCTTATAGCGAGAGAGCAGACGGAACATCTGTAAACGGACAAAAGCAGGATGAGTTAACTCAAACTGAGTTAAGTATTGATTTATCATTAAATCACGCGCCTAGTTCAGTTACTGACGAAACACCTATAATGGCATTCGCAATTGTAACACCGTAATTTAGATGTTTAACGTTTCTAAAATACAAGATAGTTTATCAGGGTTAGTTGGTTTCAGTCAACCTTTTAACCCTGAATACGCTATTGTTAATGCTGAAAATCTAGCAAGTGAAAGCGGTTACTTTGTTAACTCTAACCCATTTGCTAAAATAGAGTATATAAAAGATTGTCAAGATTACGCAGGTATAAGCAACGATAATTTTAACACAGTTCTAAGTGATATTATTAAAAATAGCGCAATGAACGTTGTTAATCAAGTCTTTTCTAAGCCTAGTTATATTGATAGACAATTATTATACAAGTACGCATTAAACAAAACGGAAACGGACGTTTTACCGAACGGATTTATCGGTTATAGGTTAGAGATTGACGATACAAAAAGTGTTGCGTTTAAAATTACAAGGATATTACTAGACTTTGACGGTACTGGTGACATTGAATTAATGCTATTTAATTCATCTAAGAAAGAGCCTTTATTTACGGAAACGGTTACAATTAGCACAGACCACCAAGAAGTAGTATTAGATTGGGAATTAAACGACACAAACACTATTTATAAGGGCGAGTATTATGTAGGCTACATTAAAAGTGCTTCAACTACAGTTCAGCCATTCAAAAGAGATTTTGAGAACGCTGAGATAATGAGTTATGTAACGCATTTAAATATAGAGCGTATAAGTGTACCAAATCATACAACTAACACGATATTTGATTTAAACGATGTAGCTTCTTTAGATGATGCAACAGGTTTAAACTTAGATATAACGGTTTACGATGATTTTACGGACTTAATAATACAAAACCGTTTCTTATTTGCTAGAGCAATCCATATAAGCGCAGTTATTAACTGTTTGCAGATATATTTAGCAAGTCTAAGAAGTAACAGGAACGAACGACAAGCCGAACAACTCTATAATAAAGTACTTTTAGAAGTAGAAGGAACTAGAGGCGGTGACAGCGTTATTTCTGTTAAGGGTTTAAGACCTCAATTACTTAGTGAAATATCGGAAATCAAAAAAGAGATAACCAAATTAAAAGAAGGTTACTTAGGTAACGGTTGGGAAGTAATAACAGAACTTTGAATTATCTAAAAGAAAATACAACAGGTATCGACACACCTATAAAAGGGTTGCAAACTTACTTATACGATAGTTTAGTTTGTGATTGGTCTTTAGATCGGTTTGACGCTTACGGACGAGTTTATAAGAATAAGCGAGATAGTAAGATTGTACCAGAGTATTATGAAAATAACAGAGAATACAAAGAAGTTTTACTAGATGATACTAGAGACGGTATTATGTTTTTCAGTCCTAGTGACATTACTAATGCTTACGGCGATTTATTGATACAAGAGTGTGATATAATATTCACATTCAATCTAAAAAGCCTAAGTTACAGCAATGAAAGAGAGGACGAAGAAGTAAGACAAAGAGTACTGTTTTTGCTTAACAGTTACCCACGTAAACAAGAAGTAAAACAAATAATAACGGGTTTAAAAAACGTTTATAGCGACTATAATGGTGTGCAAGAGTATTTTTATGATATGCAAGATTTTCACCATTTTAAAATAACATTAGAATTAAGATTTAATAATAATAATTGCAAATAATATGGCAGTAGATTTAAACGCATTTGGTAACTGTACTTCTGATAACACAGGTAGTGCGCAAGGTCAATGCGACATAGTAAAGTTCGGTGACTTAATAGGATTCACACCGTATAAAAAAGGAACTTCCTACGATATTACAGACGGTAACGCTGCATTTGGTGAGAGTGAATACAAAAACTCTGTAAAGGCTTTAAATGCTTTTCCTTATGTAAGTGATTTATATGATTTCACTCAAGACACACCAGAGAACGAAAAAAACACATCTTCAACAGGTGTATTAACTGAAATTAGAGCAGGTAAGCCACAATTTAGTTTCATGTATAGAGGTGGTTCTTGTCAATCTAAATCGTTATTTAACAAAAGAGGTGACTCTATTTGGGATTACGCTTTAGTATTTGAGCAAGGGATTTTAATGTGTACTAATGCAGCAGGTGACAAATTAAAGCCATTTGATGGTGGTATGTTATCGGTTGAGACTATGAAGTTAGTACAAGGTACAGACCCACAAATGACAACCGCTATAATTCAGTTGTTAGATGCTATTGAATTTAACGAAAGACACGTTTTCTTACCATTCTCTAAGGTTGGTGATATTGACGAGATTAAAGGTGTAATCGAAACATCTATTACAGTAGATGCAATTGCAGACGCAGCTACAGAATTTAGTTTCTCAGTTGTTTCTAATTGTAACAAAGATAGTGTTATATTAGATTTAGAAGATGAGACAAACTATGTATTGCTAGGTACACAAGCAAGTGCAACAACTATTTCAGCGGTTGCATATAACGCAAGTACAGGTAAATACACAGCGACGGTAAGCCCTGCATTAGCGAGTGGCGACACAGTACAGATTAAGTTATCAGACGGTACTTATGACGTAATTGAAGACACGGTTGGAAACCTTTACAAAGGTATTTCTAACACGGTAACGGTAAGTTAATCCTTCCTAATTCCTTAATAGCGAGACCCTGCCCTAGTTAGGGTGGGGTTTTTTAATATGAATTACATCGCACCAATAGAGAAGAAAGCAAAGTCACGTTTAAGCGAGATACAGATATTAGTCGGTATAGCGTTAAAAGAGCGTGAGGATTGGGTGCGTAATAAGATTAGAGCAAGGTGGAAATTAGGAAAGAAACCAGACGGTACGTTTATAGGAACTTATAGCACGTCTTCAATGGGTGCTGAATATGCGTTCTTTAAAAACCAAATTAATCCAAGTGCAGGATTGGGACAAGTAGATTTAACGTTAACAGGTGCGTTAGGAAAAGGGATAAAGATAAGTAGTTTTAACGACAAAGCCGAAATATACTCAACGGATGAAAAATATGATGATATTGTAAGCAAATACGGCGATTACAACTTCAATATAACCGAAGAAGAAGAAAACGAACTGTTTACTTATATCTACGACGATATTAACACGAAATTATTAAATTACATTTATGGATAGCAGTAGATACAAAGAATTAGAAAAGGAATATATAGATATAAGACATAGATTAAAAAAGTTTTATGAAAACAAGGAAATGAATATTAATAAGTTATGCATGGAAGTGCCTAAATTTGTTCAAGATAGTATTGAAAAAGATATTCATAGACTAAAAAAGATAGATAAGTTATTAAAAAGAGCTGATGAAGCATTATGCATATATACGAGACCTATAGGTAACTATAAATCTTCTATAAATAATTTTGATTAATATGGCTAAGAAAAAACAATGTTTTAGTTGCGGTAAGTCTTTCAACGGAAGCACAAAAGAAGTATTACAACTATTTAAAAAAGAATATGTAGAAAATGGCGTTGAGCGTTATTTCTACAGGAAAGAGAAGGACGGCGATATCTTTGTGATTAAGAAGATCCAGTTTAAAAAGGTATTTAAGGAAATAATTAAACCAAACTTTAAAAAAGGTGCTGAATATGCGCATATTTCGGAATATAAAAACGCTTAATTTATATAAAAGTTTAGATACTTTAAAGATATTAACGTTCTGGAAGATAATTCAAGATAAAAATATCCTTTTGTTAGATAAAGACTATAAAGAAGGTAAAAAGTATTCAAAAAAGGATTTAAAGCAATTTAACGATGTTTGGGAACGATTATATGACGAGTATTACGAATTAAAAAACGACTCTAAAAGTAAATCTAAACTATCTAAATCATTCAAGGAATTAGAGATAAGAAGTAAGATAAAAGAAATTAAAGACTACATAGATTTCTTAATAAGTTTAGCAAAAGGAAGTAATGTAGTAGGGCAAGAAATTATAACAGAATACGAGCAACAAGTTTACGCTAATTTAAAACTGTTAGATAAACGCATTAAACCTAAACTATTTGATGGAATAGAAGCAAATGTAAAGTACCTAAACAAGTTTTTAAACGCTTTAATAAACACTTATAATCGAGATAATGAAGATGCTAAAAGAGAAGTTGAAAAACAAATAAATAATGTTTACGAGGTTGTGGCAAATGCTGAAAGTTGGTTAGCGCCGCAACCAATACACATAAACGAAATGGTTGTTTCTCATTGGATAGCAATTGAGAAAATGATTGAAAAGAAACAAAAAGCACAGCAAAAAGATGGCAAACGATAATATTTTAAACGCTAAAAAGGTTGTTGATGATTTAACAAGTGCTTGGGATAAGCATATAGCAACATTAACTAAATCTACAGAAACTTTATCTAAATTAAATAAGGAATATGGTAAAGTACCAAGCGAATATATTAAAAGCGTAAAAGCATTAGAAGCTGCCGAAAGAGAGCGTGTTAAAACCCAAAGAGAGGTAATAAAAAACGACAAAAAGTTAGAGAAACTTGAAAGAGAACGCTTAAAAACCACACAAGCTAATACAAGAGCGCAAAAAGAAAATGATAACTCTATAAAATCTAAGATACCAACACTTAGGCAATTAGCTAATTTGAATAAAAAAAATGCTGAAAGCACTTTTCAAATAAAAAACGCTTATGATAGATTAAGACAAAGCCTTTTAAACGCTGAAAAAAAATATAAAGATTTAGCAGCTTCACAAGGATTATCTAATAAAGAAACCGTAAGAGCGCAAAAAGAAGTAAATAAACTACGAAAAAGAGTTGACTCAATAAATCAGCCTATAGGTAGATTTAACGACCAAGTTGGAAATTATGCAAAAGGATTAAAAGGTTTAGGTGCTTCTTTTAGAAGTTTAATTGGTGCTTTTGGATTAACAAGCGGTGTTTACTTATTTGCTAACGCTATACGAAACACATTCAACAGACTTAGAGAATTTGATAAAGCTATGCAAAATATAGCGGGTATTATGAGGGTTTCAAGGTCTGAGATTAAGGACTTAGAAAAAGAGATAAGATTTGTAGCTTCAACAAGTATAAAAACCTCTAGGGAAGTAGCTGAATTAGCGGAAAACTTAGTGACATTAGGTAAAACAAAAAAAGAAATAAAGTTTCTATTAAAACCAGTTAACGATTTAGCTATAGGTTTGGAAACATCTAGCGCAGAAGCTGCTGAATTTTTAATACAAACCTTAAATGCGTTCGGTGCTTCATCTGATGAAGCGGGTAGGTATGCAGATATAATAGCAGGAATAAGAACTTCAACGAGTCTTGATTTTCAGAAAATGAGAGATTCATTCCAATACATATTGCCTGTATCTAGGTTATTAAATAAAGACTTAGAGTACACAGGTGCTTTACTTGGTGTTGTGGCTGATTCAGGTATAAAAGCAGAGCAAGCTGGTAGATTATTAGCATCTGCACAAATGAGATTATCTCAGTCTGGTAAAACACTTCAAGACGGTTTAGACGATATAAATAATTTAATAAAAAACGGTGCTTCTGAGACTGAGGTGTTAGCGGAAGCAACAAGAGTATTTGGTGTTAATGCTGCAAAAGTCGGCGCTACCTTGGCGGTTGCTTCTCAGAAAGTTGCTCAATACGAAGAAAGAATAAGAAGTTCTAATGGTGCATTGAAAGACTTAACAGAAACACAATTAGAAAGTTTAGATGCTAAACTAAAAATATTAGATTCTACTTGGGAGAACTTTATACTAGGCATAGAAAGTGGTGACGGTGTTATTAGTAATTTCATAAAAGGAAGTTTAACAACTTTAACTAATATGATTAACGCATTAAATGTAGCTACAAGAGGGATTTCAGAAACACAAAGAGACGCATCTTTTACAGATATGTTTGATAAGCTAAAGAAAAGTAGTGTTACAGTTGAGGAAGCTGAAAAACAACTTCTTAATTATAGAAAAGCCATAAAGGCAACCGAAAAAGATGTAAAAGAAGTTGAAGAAAGTTTATTCTCAACGCATTGGGATAGAGCTGAGGCTAAAAGAAATTTAGGGTTTCTTAGAGGTCAAGCTGATGCATATAGAGAATATATAAAAGTATTGAAAGAATCTAAAAAAGAAGAAGACGAAGACAATGAGATTATAGAAGAACAAACAGATAATAGAAGAACATTAGCTGTTGTAATGAAAGAGTTATCAGACGAAAGAAAAAGATTAAAGGATTCAACTAAAGAAGAAGCACCAGAAATATTAAAAAATATAAGAGCTTTAGAGGCGGAAGCTAAGGCGTGGCAAAACGTAACGGCTAAAACTAAAAAGCAAAGAAGAGAGTTAAAGTGGCTTACAAATGTAAGTAAAGGATATACCGAAGAGTGGCGCAAGATGTTTGAGTTAGATTTCGATAAATTCAACGAAGATTTAAACGAGCAAGTAAAAGCAACTGAGCGTTGGGCTGCTGTAATGCGTAAACTACGTAAAGAAACAGAAACCTTTTTATCTGGCTTTACAGATGATTTTGTTAAAAACAGTCCTTTAAGTGGGTTAATGGTATTTGCCGACGGTACTTTTGAAACTTTAATGAAAGGTGCAGACACAAGCTCTGAGCGTTTCGCGGTAGCATTTAACACAATAGCAGAAAGCGCACAACAAGCGTTTAGTTTTATTGATAGTTTATCACAAGCTAATTTTGAAGCGCAATATAGTAGATTAGAGCAACAAAAAAACATTGCTATACAGTTTGCAGGTGATAGCACAACGGCACAAGCGGAAATTGAAAGGCAATACGAAGAAAGACGTAAACAAATACAAATAAAACAAGCTAAAGCACAAAAAGACCAAGCGATATTTAATATCGGTGTAGATACGGCACAGGCTATAATTGCAACGTTAGCACAAACACCACCACCTGCGGGATTACCTTTAGCAGCGTTAGTTGGTTCAATAGGATTAGCGCAATTAGTAGCTGTGCAATCTCAACAGATACCACAATTCTGGCAAGGTGGTGAAGTAGGTGGAATGCAGGATATAATTGTTAACGACGACCCATTTGGTTTAAAAGGCTCTAATTACAAAGAAGTAATAGAAGAGCCAAACGGCAAACTTAATTTTCCACAAGGTAAAAATGTAAAAATGCGAGTTCCTAAAGGTAGTTATGTGCATCCAACTTACGACGCTTTCATTAACAGTTTAGACAACGAGTTAATTAACAACAACATAATGCCAATAGGACAGTCTAATATAATGCCTATGATTATAAATGATGGATTAACCAAAGCGGACGTTATGGAAGTAATGAGCGCACATGGTAAAGGTGTAGTTAGAGCGATTAACAACAAAGAGTCGTTTAAGTTTAACATAGACGAAAGAGGGATTAATAAGTACGTTGTAAAGAACGGACAAACTCGTAAAATAATGAACGCTAGATATAGCGGAAAAGGAATAGGTGTATAATGGAAGACTTTTTAGACTTTAAATTTTATCTAAACTTCAAGAACGAAGATAGTTTTGGACGTATAGAAATTACTGAATCGGTAGGTTGGGATGGTTCTAGTTTTGTTATAGAGCAAGAAAGCAAACGATACGGGCGTGATGCATATAAGATAAATGAAGAAATAAATTTAAAGTTCTATAAAGGTAATTTCGAGCCTTCAGAAATGCAAGTTATACCAAACGGAACTGTTATATTTCATCTAACACAGGGATATGATTGGTTAAGAGAAACTATCGATAAATGGGGTTTTGAAGCTAATATTGATTTTGAAGTAGAGTTGAATGGAATTTTGTTTATTCCTGCTAATTTAGATATACAAACAAGTGAAAGCGATGATTTAACATATTTAAGCTGTAAAGCCTTACAACAACAATCTAAGCAACTAATAAAAAGACGTGAAGGTATTGAAACCGATATATTCAGCGATGAAGATTTGGACGGAAACCCAGTAGCACCTGTAACGACTGAAAACATATTGGTTAAAGCAAAGCCAGTGGTTCAAAATAGTAAGTGGAATACACCTAAATCAATAGACCAAGATTTAACAATAAACCCATTACCAGACTTCTTCTATGCATTTAATTTTATAAATGGTGTTGAAAAAAGCAATATACAAAATACATTATCATACATACAAGGTGTAAAGAATATTTACAACGATTCAGATTACCCACAAATAGATGATTTTGTTTATATAGATGCGTTAAATAATTTAACAGACGGAAGTTTCACAATATCTAATGTAGATATAACAATAAGTTCGATAGGTTTTAGCTCTAATTTAAACAACTCTAGTTTTAAATTCTATTATTACATAGGTAGTTCTTTTTCTTATGATGATAAAGTGTTAATATATTCAGAGTCTTTTAACTCATCGCAAACAACATTTAATTACAGTCCTTCTGATATAGTTATAAATGATGACATACCTTCGGGTAACAAGTTATATTTATGGTTTGAGTTTAAGCCTAATTCGGCAATATACACACAATATAACTTAATATTTAACAACCTATCTGAAATAAATGCGACTTATACATCCACAGCAATAGACACAGTTGTAAAAGGTGTACGTTATATCGATGTTATAAAGGCTAATTTAGAACGTGTTAACGGTTATGAAGTGTTTGCACCTCGTTACGATGTAGGTGGCGAGTATTACGACCAATTTGCATTTACAGGTAATCTAATAAAACAGCGTGATGATGTAGCTTTTTCTGTTAAGTTTAAAGACTTAATGGAAGATTTAAGCGAACTTAACGCCGATTATCAAATTACGGATAAATTGTATATCGGTCAATATGTAGATTATTACCCTAATAAAGAAATAGGTGTATTTTTAACCTATCCAGATGATAGCTTTAAATTTACGTTTAATCAACGTTATGCTATTAATGAGTTTACTTTTAAATATCAAACTTATGAGCAGGACGATAGCGAGGAAAACACAACCGACGCAATACACACAGACACGCAATGGTTAACTTCTAATTTACAAGTTGAGAATACAAAAGAAGTTAATATTAAGTATATTCGTGACGCTTTTAAACTAGAGAAAACACGCAAAGACGCTTCAAAAGATACTACATCTACAACGGACGATGATAAGATGTTCTTACTTGACGTTGTACCATTAGCACCAAGCGCAAGAGGCGGTTTTAGTGCTTTAATGACACATAACGTTAACGACGACGGACAAGTACAATTATTAAAAGACGCTAATTTACCAAGTTGGGCGGTTTTAGGTTTTGGTGTTGATGGTAGTTTCTTTATTAACTCAGATGATAACAACGGCGAGTACACAGTCGCAGAGATTGAAAATACTATTATAACACTAAACCCAGTTGATCCAATTTCTCAAACGTTTACAGGCGAAAGTTACACCGAAGTAGAATATCCATTTACCAATGTAGCATGGGTTAATAGAACAAATGAATGGTTAGTATTTAGCGAGAACCTACTTAATGCAGATAATTACGCTAATTTAAAATACAGTATAAAACGTAACTTAGAAACTTGGAAGCCTTATATTGACACGGCTTTAATGTATAAGCCTAACGGAACGTTTAAGAATACTTATTTTAAGGATAATGGCGACGCAATTACACGATTTGCATGGGAAGCTGAAAACGTACAAGAAAACGCAACCATAACCAAAGACGAGTTAACTGGTAAGGTTATAACGGCAAGACTTTATGAAACTAGATTAGTAGCACCTTATGAAGATATGGTTAATGTTATTAATGCAATCGATACTATTAACGCTGATAATACGATAGGTGGTTTTTTAAGGTGTATCGACAATAACGGTAAAGTAATAAAATTATATCCTCAGAAATTAGACTATGTACCAAGCACTAACGAATTAACGTTAACAGGTGAGGAAAGATTTGAGGGTAGTGGTGTAGATATAGTTGTAAGCGGTGACACGGTAACTATTAATGAAGTAGGTTATGATGTTAGCGTGTTAAGCAGTCCTTTTTACGAGTACGACGGTGACTACTTTAAAATCTATGATATAAATAAACTACCAATAATTAATCCTACTAAATACGATGAAATAACCGTAAACGGATTAACTTTTGATAGTTCGGAAGATTTATTGGATTATTTGGTTAATCTTTAATTATTAAAAAAACCTATCTATTTGTTTTTGCTAACATAAGCACCTACACCAAAACCTACTAAAAAACCTGCAACCCATATTAATATATCCATAATAATCAAATTATTTTTTATTTAAAATTTACAACTCAGTATATACGCCATACAAGTACAGGCGAATATACGGTAGTTAGCAAACATTTAAAGCGTCACACATCGATTGTGCTTGTTTTCTAACTCTGTCTAAATCCACATTATCCATTGTGTACATATGACATACTACATATTTTTCATTCTCATTTACAATGGTTATTTGCGTGTAATCGAATAAGTCTATGTCTACAACTTTAAACGATTTGCTAACAACGTGTATATCACATTGCTTTTTTGTGCTTAATTCTTTGTTATTTTCCATTTTTTATTTGTTTAATTATTAAAATTTTCTGTTTATTTACTCGCAACGTGGCATACACAACAACGTTATATAAAATAAAAGTTCAAAGGGTTTGGTAGGCTCGTCAGCCCACCCTTACCTTTAAGTCATATCTCAGTCTGCAAACTTTGATTCACTATAAAAGACCTTAAATGAGCGCACTTGGTTATTGCAGATTCAGAGGTGTTTAAGGTACTGTTTGCTTTTAAACTTTTACTTTAAATAACAATGTATAAAAAAAATTACTACTATTAGCTTTTTTGCAAAGTAAAGTGTTTTTTTAATTCTTTTTTATAAACGTCTTTGCAATCCCAAGGGTTATCAATATTGTACATTTCTATTTTATTCCAAAATCCACCGCCTAAAACTATGTAAGTTATATCAGCGTAATTACTTTTCCATTTTTGCCCAATTAGTATTTCTTGTTCTATCATTTTTATTAATTTTATTTGTAAATATACGTAACTTTTTTTATACGTCAACGTTGGTTGCAATTAAAAACTATGATAGTATTCTTCATACATTTCTAAAACTTCATTTAACGTTATGTATTCATCGCCTATTTTATAAATTTGGTTATTTGGTTTTTGTATTTTTAAATGTTTCTTCCATTCATCATAAGGTAAAGGTTCTTTTGTAGTTTTTAACTGTTCCCTTTGGCAACCAACATCACCTATAAGTAATTGCTTTTTATGGTATTCTTTTGCGAATTCAGTTATTAATATTTTACCATATTTTAAAATATCTTCATTATCTAATTCGCTATTTTTTATTTTTAAAACTATTTTATCTAAGTCCATTTTTGTTAAGTTTAATTATTAATCCAAGCAACTACGCATAGCTGTAAACCGTTGTAAAATAAAACCCACTTATCAAAGGTTGAGGACTTATCAAAGTGGGTATTTATTAAGTTTTATAAGTAGCCTCAACTCTACATAAACAAATTTAGTTATATTAAATGTAATAATCAAATATTTTTTATTAAATTTGCTAAAAGTACAATGTTGTGAAACATCGTTAAATGATAGATTATTCTTTTCTTAAATTAAGTGACAGTATTGCAGACGCTCAAAAAATGGGCGACTCGCCTATTGTTACACACTATAATTTAAGCTCTATACAATTATTACCCGATAGAGCGTATTTACAAATAACTAATTTTAACGGTGGTATATCACTAGATAGTGACTGCGAGGTGTTTGTAGTTGATTGCAATGACAATGTTTTAGCAGACATTACCGATAATGTGTTTATAGAAGAGTTCACGGACAGCAACGGTAACAATCAATGTAAAATTGAGTACATTAATCTAGGCGTAGACTTTTACAGGCAAACGGTACAAATTAAGTTTGATATGTTAGCGAGTGATGCGGTGTTTTATACAAATCCAATTAACATAACGGCTTACCAAGCCAATGAAACGGTATATTTTGAGTATAGAAATTACGACGACTTTAAAGGAATAGGATATACAAACGCAAACGTTTATCAATCTATTTCTTTACGAATGTGGTTTGATATACCTATTGATAAGACAGAGGTTCAGGATAATTTATTAATAAGTAGAGGGTATACGATTAGTACAAGGGCATTAATGAAACTGTTTGAGCGTTACCAAGTGGACTATATTAATCGATTTACTTTCGATAGGCTTAATGTATTATTAAAACATGAGCTAATCTATTTAGACGGTGTAAGAGTTACTAACAAGCCTGTTGTTAGCTCAGAAGATAGAGAGGGCGATAGTAATTTCTTTGTTACTAATTTTGAGGTTGCTAAAAACTACAACGACACTAAATTATATAGTTACCAAATTTACGAAGGTTTTGGGTATATTTCATTCATTCCTAGCGGTTACAATGTTAACTGTAACGGTATTTCACAATTAAGAGTTTCATTTAACGGAAACATTGAGTTAAAAACAGGATTTATAAGAGTATATGATAGTAGTGATACTTTAATTGATACGTTTACACAGGATGATATGTATGTTGCTGGTGGTGGTTTGTATGTTGACACTATTGGTAGTGCTTTTGAAAATCCTGCAAACGGTGATTATTATTTCTATGTTAGCGGTGGTTTAGTAGAGTCTATATTTAACGAGCCTAACGAGTCAATATACGATAACACAACGTGGACGTTAACGATTAGTGAGGGTGACTATTCAAGTGACGACTATTCAGATGATTATTTGGTTGGTTGTTCTGGTGAAAGTTTAGGGGCTGAGTTGATTACTAACGGTGACTTCTCTTCAAGTGGTACGCCAGTGGCTAACTCATGGGCTTTAGGTTGGGGTTCTGGAAACACGGGTAAGATTATAGAAGATGGTGTATTGAAAATGACTAGAATAACATCGGATTGCACGGTTTCGCCGACAAACGGTGTTGATTCTTATAACGTAATAGAATTAGGTAAAGATTATAAGCTTGTTTATGAGGTAGTTTCAAATGATGATTCCGCGGACATAAGAATATATTATAATTCTACATTTAATTCGGTAAATAACACGGTAGGGACGCATACTATTTATTTCACTAACACAGGCGACACATTTTTAGTGTTTGAAAATAACACAGACGGAACGTTAATAGAGTTAGACAATATTAGTTTAAAAGAAGTATTATAATGACAAATAAAACAGATTATACAGCATTAGTTGACTTGAATTTACCAAGTGGTGCTAATATACCTGCTTCAGACCATAGGGCAACAATGCACACAGAAACCGATAGTATTGGGGAAGTTGTGTTTGGCGCAGGTGTTACAGATAAAGACACGGACGAAAATTACACAACGTCTAACGCTAATTTTAACTATACAATATTTTTTAGAAAAGTTGGCAGTCAAGTAACTTTAACAGGTAGATTTCAATCAGAAGCAGATTTAAGCAATAGCAGTTTTGAGATTTTTGAGGTGACAGATAGTAATTTACTACAAGAAAGTAGCGTTACTGCTTTTTGCAATGCTATAAAACCAAACAACTCAGACACATTACCTGTTTACTTTTTAGGCAGTAAATTACTAACAAGCTCATCCATATTAGACGGTGAGTCTTACAGATTTACAATAACATATAACACAGCGGATTAATGGCAATTAAGATAGATAGACAAAACGGACAGAATTACGCTGAAAACATAGCTAACAGTGCACTTAGTTTTAATAGTGGAACGTGGACGGTTGCAAGCGGAACAGGAACTTCAACGATAAGCGCAAGTACATACTTTGAGGGTATTAGCTCTCTAAGGCTACAAAATAACGTTCCTGCAAGTGATTTAACGGTAACTAATAGTAACCATACGACGGTTATCGATTTAGACGGTAATTATCAAATATCTTTACATTTAAGAAAAAATGTAGCATTAGAGCAAAGACAATTAGATGTATTAGTTTATCAAAATGCGGTTCTTTTAGATACTCAAAGCTGTTTAGTAGGTAGTACAGACGCAGAATTAGATGATAACGATGAATGGGTAAGGTATCAATTAGGCTCGGGTTATGCTCTTAATAAACTTGATGAAATAACATTTCAATTTGTGTTAAAAGGAACTACAACAGCAGAGCCTACAACTATAATGTTTATTGATGCGTTAATGATTAACCCAGCGGAAAGGGGTAATACGATAGTGCCTTTTTATACTAAACCAGAGCAAAGTAAACAAGTTTTTGGCTCTTACAACTACCAAGACGACGGAACAAGTAGTGTAACCGTTGCTAGTGGTGGTAGTTGGTACACTGTAGAAAATAACGGTTTAGGCGCATTAACTACAAGTGCAGGTGGTTTTACAGGTGTTGAGCCTTATGATATATCTACTAATGAATTTGATTTATCTGATTTGGATTTGTACGACGAAGTAGAGTTAAGACTAGATTTAAAGGCGACAACGTCCACTTCTAATGATACAATATTATTTAGGTTAAATATCGCTAGTGGTGCTGCGTATTTGAATTTATACTCTAAAGAATATGACGTAGCGACAACAGATGACCAAATTATTATATATGTACCTGTTGGTGTTTTAACATCATTAGCAAAAACAGATGGATTTACTTTAGAGTGTAGTTCTAATGCTAGTGGTACAGTTGTAACAACTAACGGTTATTATATTAAAGTAAATAAAAGATTTGTTTAATGTTAAATATAATTAAATACGGAAATAAGAACTTTCAGCACGAGGCGACAGACTATGAAAAGGCTTACGGTGCTAACGATATCACTATTATATTTGACGGTAACTACGTTAAGTTGCGCTCTTTTAGCGGACGTATAGTGTTTGACAAGGAAGGGTATTTATTTAGCGATGTTAGAGTATTTGACGGAAGCGGTGCGAGTGCGGAAAGTTTCCCGAACGTAGTATCGTTAAAAGCTAGACTAATTGCTTTAGGTTACCCTTTTGCAGGTGGTGTAACAACAGATATTTTAAATGAGGTTGAGTGGGTTAATATAACAGGCGACCCTACAACAAACTCAGCGTTGGTTAGTTATGTGGAAAGTGAAACAAGTGAAATAGACGGCGGAACAGCATGAGCATAGATATATTAAAAATACCATTTCAAGGGGAATACATAGTACAAGGCGACACAATAGCTAAGACGTTGTTCACTTTTACGGATGAAGATATAGACCTAACAACTGCAACAATTAAAATGCAGATATACAACGGTAATACAAGAATAATAGACGTTAGTAATGGAAGCGGTATTACGGTTATTGATAGTGAAAACTTTGAGATTGACGAGGTTTTAGAAAACGATTTGCCAGTAGGTAAGCATTTAGGAGATTTAGAAATAACCGATGAAGATGGTAAAAGGTTTACATATTTTAGGGTTCAATATGAAGTACTTAAACAATACACGGTATGATAGAGATAGCTAGAAATATAACGCCTGTAACCATAACGGTAACTAGAGAAGGAAAAGAAGTAATATTACAACCAATAATAAGCAAAAATAACGGTGGTTTTGACGGTATAGTTGACGGTGGAACTGCTTAATAAGAAATAATATGCCTAGAATAGATACGATAAAAATAAGAAGAGACTTAGCATCTAATTGGACGAGTGTTAATCCTGTGTTGGCTATTGGCGAAATGGGTTACGAAACCGATACTTTAAGACATAAGTTTGGTAACGGCACAGACGCTTGGAATGATTTGCAATACGCAAACCCATTAGAAGAAGCACCAGACGACGGGAACCAGTACGCTAGACAAGATGGTGCTTGGGCTGTTATTGCACCAGAATCAAACCAAACAGACGACTGCGGAACGGTTATTCCTTTAACTAGCATATACGGTCATTTCTGCAATCAACAAAGCGCAAATAATAGCACATCTTACACTATTAATGATGATGATGTAGTAGGGTCTTATACATTAGTTTTAATCAACGCAAGTACAGAGCCAACAATAACAGGCGCAACACAGCAAGGCGGTGTAGATTTTATCGCTAACACTGATTTACAGCTATTAGTACAAAATAGAGGTGACGCAGGTATTGTTTATTCTTTTATGTCAGTTGCAGTTGGTGGTGGTGGCTCTAGTTCTTCAAATTACTTAAACATAAAAGACTACAACGTTAACGGTGACGGATCAGACGAAACAACAGATATTGCAGCAGCAATAACCGCAATACCCGAAGGCTCAACGGTTTATTTTCCTAGTGGTACTTATGCAACTGATAATCCTATTATCATAAACAAAAGGCTTCGAGTTATAGGTAACGGTGTTGATACTGTTTTCAAAACTTTCACAGCAGAGAACGAAATGGGTGTAGATACAGGTGTTATAAAAGTAACATCGGATAATGTTACAATACAAAACATAGCGATTGACGGAAATTACACGATTTCTTCGGGTGGTGGTGCAGATAGGAACGCAGGACTATATGTTGATGCAGGTGTTAACTATACTATCGTTAAAAATCTTACAGCTTATAACACACCAAGACAAGGACTTTGCGTTGTTGGCGAGAATGGCACTTATGAAAATATTACTATTTACGATACAGCAAGGCATAATATAAGTGTAGGCGACGGAAATAATACTATTAATGCCGCTAAAAACAACTACTTTAAAAACATAACTTGTTTAGGTGGTGAGGATGCAGCGTTTGAAGTTAATGACGGTTGTGAGGATATTTATGTTGACGGTTTTAATTTTAGCGGAACTTTCTCAGCAGCACCATTAAGAGTAATTACACATGACAGAGTCGGCGAAACTAACAAAAATATAACTTTTATTAATGGCAAAATAAACAGTAATACGAACGGCGCTCAAATAGACTCAGACTCTTTAACAGAATCAAACGATAATATTAAACTTATAAACGTTGACATCGTAGCAGGTAACCACGGAATAGTAATAGCAAACTATACTAATAATTTCTATTGCGAGAATGTTACTATTGATGCAACTGCAATAGGTGTGCAAGTTAGAGGTAACGCTAATAACATATTTTTTAAAGATGTAAATATTAAGGATTATGTCAGTGGCTCTTTGCTAGATATAAGGGGTACGGTTAGCAATGATTTAGTTAATATTTCTATTGATAATTTAACAGTTGTTGGTGAGTGGGATGGTGGCAATGCGCAGAATATATTGCAATATATAGACGGTTTAACGATTAAAAACACATCATTAAAACCAACTACAAGCACAGCAGGGGATTGTTTCCAAATACAATACTGTAATAACGTGTTAATACAAGCTAATCAAGTGCGTAATTATACATCTAGAATAGTATTTTTAGGTGAATGTAATGATGTTTTAATTGACGGTTGTTTTTTTGAAGATAACGGAAGTCACTCTATAGCATCTAACTTAACAACTAATTTAACGGTAAGAAAAACTAAAATTAGCGGTGCAAGTAGTAACGGCGTTAACACAACATCATGTACAAATGTAACTATTGATAACTGTGATTTAACAGATAATGATTACGGTGTTTTTTCAAGTGGTGACACTACTTATAAAATAGTTAACGGAACGACTGTTTATGAAAACAACGACATTAGTGGTATTGAGTTTGACGGAACAAACAATATAACAATAGCTAATTCAACGATAAGAGAAAATTACAGGCACGGTATGAGGATATTAGGTGGTAGTTTTGTTAATGTAAATAATAACCAAATCTATAATAACAACACATCGACAATTGGCGGAAGTGGTTTGCAATTAAGAACAGATAACGTTGCGATAGAAAATATACAGATAACTAATAATAACATCTACGACGACCAAGGCACGACAACGCAAGACTATGCAATTGATTATCGTGTAGATGCAGGAAGTTTAACAAACATAATCATAACAGGTAACATGTTAAAGGATGCGTTTAATGCGACTTTTACACCGTCGGCGACTGTAATTGTTGACAATAACGTCGAATATTAATGAATATTAATGAAACATATAAACAACTTAAAGAGGTTTATAATTCTATTAAAGAACTTGAAAAAGAGTTAAATAGCAAGGATGAAGAAATAACCAAATTAAAAGAAGAAAAGAAGATGTTATTAGCACAATTAACGAGGTTACAAAATAGTGGTGGAAGTAATGGCGGAACGGTTGAAGAGCCTGTAGAGACTGTAACCGTTATATCTAATAACAAAATAGTTAATGGCACTAACGAGAACTCAAACAATATAGAGTATGCAGAAGATTATAAATTAAACAAAGGTATTGTTAAGTACACACACAGTGACGGAAACTCTTTTTTTACGTGGGATTTGACAGAAACATTACAATCGGGAACAGCTTATAAATTACTTTTAGATATAAGCAACATAGGTGGTAACGCAAGGTTTAGGTTATTCGCTAATAACGACGGTGCGTTAACGCAATTAATAGGCAACACAACATATAACAACGGAACAAATACTTTAAATTTTACACCAGAGGTTAATGTAAGTAAGTTATCTTTAAGTACTTCAAGTGCTTCAACTTCTTTTGATTTTGACAACGCTATTCTTTTATTAGAGAATGAAGATATAGAATATGAAGAAGTACCGAGCGAGGGCGGTTCAGAAACACCAGTTGAAGAGGGTGTGTTTGCTTTTCCTAGTGCTTATGGTGCAGGTGCAGATGCAGTAGGTGGTAGAGGTGGGATAGTTGTTCATATAACTAATAGAAACGATAGCGGTGAGGGAAGTCTTAGAAGTGCGTTAGTAGATTATCAAGACAAAGACCGTACAATAGTTTCAGATGTTAGCGGTGTTATAGAATTACAATCGGATATAGTTTTAAGCAGTCCAGAGCAAGGTGGAACTGCAACAGGCAAAATAACATTTGCAGGACAAACAGCACCTTTGGGTGGTTTAACGATTACAGGTGGTAAGATTAGAATGTTTGGTGTAGATGATGTTATTTGGCGTTATACAAAGTTTAGAGAAACAACAGCAACAGACGGTTGTTTAAGTAACACGGATGGTAATAATGTTATTTTTGACCATTTGAGCGCAAGTCATACGCCAGATATTTGTTTTGCTTTAACTTCTAATTCTGAAATATCGGATAATAAAACGATACAGCATTGCTTAATGGGGCAATCTAAAAACGCTTTAATAGTTGGGGACACTACACCTTCATCTAGTACAGACTATTACGAGCAGTGTTCTATATTAAGAAATGCATATTATAACATAAGCCACAGAATACCATTAAAAGGTGGTGCTAGAATTAGAGTTGATGCAATCAATAACATCGCTCACAATTGGTCAGCTCGTTTGATTAGAATGGACGGTTACGCTTATGAATTAAACCACATAGGAAATTACTACCAAGGTGGTTATAACACTACAAACGTGTTAAAGCATTGTAGTTATTTAAGCTCAACAGGAAGTCCTAAAATATACAACGAGGATAATTATATGGATCCAGCCGAAACAACATCGGAATACTCAACAGATGAAAGTGTAGTTTGGACGGAATACCAAAATAATTTTGTTGATTTACCAAGTAGTTACTTTACAAACGAACGAAACACAATAAGAGGTAGAGCAATAGAAATATTAAAAAGCTCAGAATTAAAATCGGTTGTTTTGGCGGACGTAGGATGCAACAAGTATTTAGACGATAACGGACAAGTGCAATCGTATATAGATACTTACGATACATCGTTTATAAATGGGATTAACACGGATGATAACGAAACAAGAAGTACGGTGCTTAGTGAAATAGAAACTTTATCTAATTCACGACCTAATGACTTCTATGTAAGTAACCCTCACATACCAGAAGCCTATTTAATAAGACGAGGAATAACAGGAAATTCAACTATACACAACCAAGTTCAATCTAGCGGTTACACGTTGTTAGAAGAGTATATAAATCAAGTAGATGCATGAAAACAATAAAAATAGTTAGGGATTGGCAAGACGAAAACCAAACTTTAGGTAAGTGTACCGTTTACGACGAGAATAACAAACCTATATTTAGTGCAATTAGTTTAGAGCGTGGTTGGCAGAATAATAAAAACAATGTTAGTTGCGTTCCGTTAGGTCGTTATCCTTTAATTTTAGAATATTCACCGAGATTTAAGCAAGATTTATGGGAACTTAAAAATGTACCGAACAGAGCAGAGTGTAAATTTCATAGCGCTAATTATTGGTATCAATTAAACGGTTGTATAGCTTTAGGGCTTGAATTAAAGGATTTAAACAGCGACGGTTACAATGATGTAACTAATAGTAAAAAAACTATGAAAGCGTTTCACAATGCTTTAAAAGGCGAAAGTAGAGCGGAAATATTAATAATGCAGAATAAAAACTGTGATTGTATGTAATAAAAAAAGAGTAGCATCCCTCAATACCACTCTTTTTTGCATAAATTAATCAACTAAAAAATAAAAAAATTTAAAACTCACAACCAAATATAATCCATTAATTTCAAATAACCAAAGAAATGAAACATTTTTTTACATCAGAAGCAATTTTTTTAACAGTAGGTGTGTTATTGACTATTACGTTAGGTAAGTGGTTTGCATTGTTAACGCCTTTATTATACATGATTTCACGTTGCGATAACGTTAATGAGTTTATGGCAAAGCATGTAGGTACAAGACCAACAAAACCACCTAGAGGATAATGGAAGACATGTTGTTAAAATATGGTATAAAAGCAGGACATTTAATAACTGGATTAGTAGCGGGTGTAATGGGGTTACTTTTTAACAAACGTCCTCAGACATTAAGAGCAAAGATAAGAAGTTATTTTGTTGTGCTTAGTGGTGCATTGCTAACAGGTTATATAACACCTTTAATCCTTCTTAAATGGAAGTGGTTGTTAGGTGCTGAGTATTCCGTTGCTTTTGTTGTTGGTTTGTTTGGTATGGGGATAGTTGAAACAGGTTTTATAATCGTAAAGAAGTTAAAAGAAAACCCATTAGAGGTTATTAATAATATAATAGACAAGATTAATAAGTTAAGACGTGGTGAATAATTAGGTTATTAAATTAGTATTTAGTATCTTGCATAATAAATATTAAATTATGGAAGCTAAAGAATTAAGGATAGGTAATGTTGTTTTTGTTGAAAACGAAAAACACAGACCAAATTCTAAAAACACAGACCACATTGTTATAAATGTTGGATTAATTGATTGTAGAGTAAAAAACACATTAACAGGTGAAGAATTTGGTCAATACTATAAATTCATAAAACCAATACCAATAACAGAAGATTGGTTGTTAAAGTTTGGGTTTGAATTATCTTTGAATAATTGGTATGGTGGGAAAGGAATACATGTAAATGGACGTGTTATTTGGCTTATGAAAGTTGATTATGATAAAAAATACAGAGTACATTTAACAGATACTTCTATATGTCATGTTAAACATGTACACGAATTACAAAACCTATACTTTGCGTTAACAGGTAAAGAATTACAAATAAGTGATAACTAAGATTTTTAAGAACAACCTAGACAACAAACTCTATCTATTAGGGTTTGTTTTTGCGTATGTTGGTTATTCTCATTGGCAACAAGCCGAAAAGGTCTTAGATATACCCGAAAGTAAAAGCGGTGTTATTTGGGGGTTGTGTATTGCTTTATCTTTTTTATGCTACACTTCAGCTTATTTATTTACTAAATGGAACAAGTGGCGGTGGTTTCCGATGTTTGTGGTGCTAATTTGTATCAGTAGAGTAATAACCGATACTTTGTTTTTAGTGGATAGCAAACCAGACCCGAAAGTATATGATATTTACGATTACATTTCTTTCTTAGTTACTGTGTTTATAGTTATTAATTACTATGTAAAACATAGGTTTAAGAAAAAGTAATAAGTTAAAAATTAAAGAGTGTGTTTAATTCTATTGTATTGCATTAACAAGTCTTCTCTATTGTAATAAATTCTGTCTATTTTATATATTGATTCATCATCTGTTTTCTCATAATGGAAGTCTAGCCAATCATCGAAAGATATAGTTTCTTTATTATTACAGCAACAAGTACATTTATTTTTATCTTTTGAACCCATAATCCATTCAAAAAACATTGATGTTAATTTTCCTATTATTTTCATAATTCCTTATTTACGGCATAAACGTAAATATGCCTTAATTACGTAGTTTAATCAGTTGTCTTAGCTATTTTAATAGAGCCTTGTATAGTTCCAAATGCACAACCAACAAATAATACCCAATGCCATCCGTGTTCAAATGTTCCGTTTACAAGGTCTATAATGTGTAAAGCTAATCCAGTTCCACATATAAAAAGTAGTATTATTCCCCAAATAAAAGTTCTTGTTTCTTTATTCATTTTTTATATATTTAATTATTAATATTCCTTAATTACGTAGTTTAACATCGTGTATAAAAAATAGCTTGTTAGGGCTTTATTAAAGGTTATTATTAATTTGTTGTTTATTATCTACAATTCTGTTGTTTTTGTTGTTTATACGCTACTTTTCATATACAATTACGTTGTAAGTAATAAAATTACTTCAATATTTTAACATCTTTTAAATTTTCGTACAATTCATTTAATTCTGTAAGTTTTTTTACTTCAACAACTTCTGTTTTTGTTGTTTTCATTTCTGTATGTCTAATGCTTACATATTTTACATAAGTAACTAAGACAGTAATTTTACTACTTACAACACCACATATACGTAATTGCTTTTCGTGCAATTCTAAAATGTGTAGTAATTCATTTCTGTTCCATTTACTTTGTTCTGTATGGTTTGGGCATACGTCTTTTAAAAATTCTTCGTTTGTCATTATTTCTTATTTATTAAGTTATTTTATAATTTAACGCAACTACGCATAGCTAAGTCCGTCAAAACAAACTTACAAAAATACAATAACATAAAAAAATTAGTTTTAAATAGATTTTGCATTGGTGTGTGTGTGTTTTGTTAAAAAAACAACGGTTAGCAAATGCCCCTACCGTTTGCTCTTGGTGTTTATTCGGCTGTTCTCTCAGCTTGGTTAGGTCTATCAAGTCCGTTGTTTAGTTTATATATTATTATTTCTTTTATGTTTTTCCAATAATCTATTGTACTTAAACTTATTCTTATACCTCTTTTATGGTTGTCTTGCTTTGCATATTTAAGTTTAGTTTCCCAAATACTTATAGTTTCATCTAATATATTTAATGATTCGCTACCGAACTTTTTAATTAAGTCGGTAGCGTTTTCTTGTGGCTTCATCTTTATTAATTAAAAGGATTAATTCCTTTTTCCTGTAATTCTCTATAAAGTTTTTGAGAATATTCTAATGCTTTGGTGTATTCTTCTGTCACTTCATATCTGTCGGTTTCAGGGTTATAAGCCTCATAATTTCTTTCTTCTACTTCTGTTACTTTTTTGTCTGCTTGTAAAAATAATTCTAAAGTTGTCATAATTTCTAGTTGTTTGTTATAATACAAATATAACAATAAACTTTATTATACACAAGTAAAACTTTACATATTTTATATATGTATTAAAAAATTAGTTTTAAACTTTTATTTTTGTATATTGCGTAATATTAAGGTGTTATGAAAACAATTAAAAAACGTTGGTTTGAAATATTTTTTATTTCTGTTTGCTTGTTTGCTTTACTTAAACAATGTAACTCTAAGCCAGAAGTAAAAATTGAAACAATAGAAGTTGTTAAATGGAAAACAGATACGGTAACCGAAACTATTATACAAGAAGTTCCTAAGCATGTATATATCGAGAAACTTAAAACGGTTAAAGGAAAAGACTCTATTGTCTACAAAGACAAACCAACTGAAACAACAATAACTGCCAACCAATACGATACAGAAATAAAGTCAGACAGTGCAACCGCTAGACTTAAAATAACCACTACAGGCGAACTTTTAGACGTACAAGGCACAATTAACTACCCAAGAATAGAACGTACAACCACTATAACAAAAAAAAAGGATGCTAGTGGTTTTTTTATTTACGCTTCAATGCCTGTTAATGGGAATGTAAGTCCTGAATTAGGTGGTATGATACAGATTAAAAATAAGATTATACTAGGTGCTGGCGCACAATATAACAACTTCACTAAACAAATAGACGCTAAAGTTACACTAGCGGTTAAATTATAATATATGTCTAAAAGAGGGAAAAGCAAACATAATCGTTATAGAATGAATGATTATACTGCAAAAAAAATAGGATTAGAACCTAATAAAAGCGGTCGTTATAGACTTAAAGATAATCCTAAAGCATTTAAAAAGTTTCAAGAGTTAGATATGGCTCAACCTATTAAAAGGTTATTTTTTGATATTGAAACAAGCCCTATGATAGTTTACAGTTGGCGAACTGGATGGAAGTTAAACATACCGACTGATAATATTATAGAAGATTGGAAGATTATTTGTATTAGTTATAAATGGGAACACGAAAGCAAGGTTAAAAATCTAACTTGGGATAAAGACCAATGCGATAAACAAATGCTTATTGACTTTATTAAAATAATGAATGAAGCCGACGAGTGTATAGCTCATAATGGCGATAGGTTTGATATTAAAAAGATACGTACACGCTGTATTTACCACCGAATACCAATGTTTCCAAAGTACAGAACGTTAGACACGCTTAAAAAGGCTAAAAGTGGCTTTAATTTTAATTCTAATAGGTTAGATTATATTGCTAAGTTTTTAGGAGTTGGTGCTAAATTAGAGCATGAAGGATTTGATATGTGGGTTAAATGTTTGCAAGGCGACAAACAAGCATTAAAAGATATGGTTAAATACTGCGACATGGATATTATCGTTCTTGAAGATGTATATTTAACTCTACAAAACTACATATTAAATAACACGCATACAGGCGTACATGACAGAAGATTGAAAGCTAGTTGCCCTAATTGTGGTAGTGAAGATGTATCATTGCTTAAAAACGCTGTAACAGCTAAAGGAACTATCAAGAGAGTAATGGAATGCAACAGTTGCGGTTACAACTATGAAATAAGCAATAGAGCTTGGCGTAACTTCCTAGAGATAAAACAAAACTTTTAATTTTAACATTTAATAATTTGGTAGATTAAAAATAAAGTATATCTTTGTTACATCATTAACATACTAAATTATAAATTATGGAATTTAAAGGAACAAAAGGAGAATGGCGTGTAGTCCACGAAATTAATGTTATGAGTGACAATAATAGACCTATTTGCGCTTGTGGCAGCATGAGAAGTCAAGAAGATAGAAATGGAATGACACAAAATGAAGCCAACGCAAAGTTAATAGCAGCAGCACCAGATTTGTTAGAAGCGTTGAAAGATTTTTTATCAGACTACAAAAACGATTCAATTTCAATGGGTACTGTAGGAAATGCTGAACTAGCAATAAACAAAGCACTAAAATAATGGATTACTACAACAAAATTGACGCAATAGGCGAAAGCAATACAGCTTTTGATATTAACAACAAGGACATAGAACACGATTTAATCTGTGGTTTAGACAACGATATTAAAACAATTCGTAACGACTTAAACGAGTTAAGCGATTTAATAGAAGGCTACGAGACTTACACACCTAACAAAATGATGTTAAACCAATTAAAAGTGTTACACAGTAAGTTAACTAACGGAATTAACGCTATAGACTCGGGTTACAACGCTTATAAAGATTTACACGAATAAAAATTAAACACTATGAAATTTAGCAGGAATTACGACGACGCAACAGAAGAGCAGAAACTAGATAATGAAATGGTTGACGAGATAGACGAGCAATTATCTCAATTAAAAAGATACGACTATAATATTATTAGTTTACTTGGCAAAGAGAGAGCTAAGGAAGTTAAAAAAGCTATGATTAACTATTTATTGGAAACATTATGACACACAGAATAGTTAACAAACTTCACTACATAGAAGTAAAAGGACGAGTTAACGTCTATACAGAAACAGAGTACCAAAAATTAGAATCATGGGATTTAATTAAGATGAAATATAATTTAAGATGAAAACAACAAAAAGATTTGAAAGAGCAGTAAGTAAATTGTATAACGCTTTCCATAACGGAACGTTAGACGCAGGGGATTGTAAACATTGTGCAGTAGGTAACATATTAGGTCATGATAAATGGACATGTTCTTCCCCATCGTCGTATTTATGGGAAAACTCAAACCCTAAAGATGAAGTTTTTTCTTTTTTTGACGGTTCTGAAAATAACTCTGAATATTCTTCTGAAGAACTAAAAATGATTGAGTATTGGTTTATAATTGGGCACGAAGAATATGAATTAGATGATAAAAATTGTCAATTCAAAGGATTATGCGCTGTGATAGAGTACCTTTGTGAATTAGACAACATTCCAAATATAATGGATTACACGTCCTTATTTGAAACGGAAAACAACAAACCTATTAAAGAACTTACATTTTAAAAATATGACATTACACGATAGATTAGTAAACAAATGGAACAACTGCAAGTTAGGACTTAAACAACGAGTTTATAACGACGAAATGCCACAAGCATCGGTTCAGTATATTATAAAAGAGCCTAACTACAGCGACGAGGTAAAAATGCAATGGTTAATAGATACTATTGACAAGCACGCTGAGAGGTTTGAAAAAGAAGTAAAAGAAATGAGTAATAAAATTAAATCGATTTAAAATGAATAAGCACAAGAAATTTATTAAAAAAGCTTACAACGGTGAACTAGGTTTAACGATGTGTAGCGAATGGAAAGAAGCAATAGAGAAACAATACCCAGAGTTTAAAAATCAATCAAAAGTTGGTGAGTGGCATAAGGGCATTGGTAAAACGTTAGTTTGTATTACCAACAATGATAATGGTAATATTTACGGATATGGTTTTGATAAAGATGGAAAATATTGGGAAGATGATTCTTATGATTGGTTAGATGTTTATAATGATTTAGCCACAAAAGAAGAGGTAGAGAAAGCACTTATAAATGAAGCTAAGAGAAGAGGTTATCATAAAAAACATTTTATATGTCTTAACGGAAACGAAGAAGATAAAGACTATAAATCGTTACAAGTAGAACATGATTTATGGGATGAAGGTTCTGCTATACATGTAAAAAATAAATGGTGTTTTATAGGTGGTAAATGGGCTGAAATTATCGAAACAATAACAAAAGAGGAAGCAGAAAAACAACTAGGTAAAAAAATAGTATAATGAAAAAAGAAAGCACATACAAAATAGCGTTTTATTGCTTAGCAATTCTAATACCATTAACTTTATTAATAGCGTTTAGGATAATATGAATTTAACGATAACACTTCCAAATAAATGGAAACCAAACGACAAAAAAGCCTTCCTTAAATGGATGATGAAGATTAAAAGCGTTCATTATAGTAAAGTAGGTTAAAATGATTATAAAATACAAATTTAAACACTATCCTCATGTAGTTGCAACTGATAAAAAAGAGTTATGGCAGTTGTCACACTTCAAAAGACGTAGAACTTGCCCGACTAAGAAACTAACATACAACTCAGAGAGAAAAGCATTTCGTATTAACTCACAGTGGGTAAGTAGAAAAAGATTACTTAAATTAAAATATGAAGTTGCATAATTAGATTTAATTTAGTATTTTTGATATAACAATAACATAACAATTGAAATGAGAACGATAATAGCTACATTTGAAATCGAGGACAACGATTTAATAGAGCATAAACTATTTACAATGTTAGATAGTTTAGGGTGTAAGGACTTTCAGAAGTTACCAGACACTAAAGAACTTTACGAAAACGATTCTAACTTTAGAGAACTTTGTAAGAAAGTTAAAGAAGCAAAGTATCAAAGAGATACGTACATTAACAAACAAAAACTAAAAAAATGAATTTAGAAGATTTAAAAAAAGAAATACCTTTTAAATGGCGAGTTCAAAGTGCTAATCAATACGGTGCAAGTTGTGTTGCTTATATTGATAGCCGACAAGTACAAGACTTACTAGACGAGGTTTGTGGTGCTGAAAATTGGCA